GGATTTCTTATAATAGTTGTTTTAGCTGTTATATGGCATACTTTATCAGGAAGTGAATTTACAACATTAACACGTGCTTCTTCAACATTTAATATTTATAATAATGTTACTAATTTAACACCATTTGGTTGTCCAACATCAGATGATACAAGATTATGTGATTATTATATAGCTAGTTCATCATATTCTGTATTTCCAAGTTCTTATGTATATGATTATATATCAGATGGTATTTTACCATTAGTTATTAAAGCTGGAGCACGATTAATTGAATTAGATATTTATGCTGATGAAAATAATAAACCTGTTGTTGGTTTAAAAAGTGAATCATTAGGATATGATTATGCTAAAAATTCAGTATCATTTGAATCATGTTGTGTATCTATAGCAAATAATGCATTTAATAAATTAGAAACTAAAACTTCATCAGATCCATTTGTATTAAGTTTAATGTTTCATACAAATAAAACTGATGTTATTGCCGCATGTTCTGAAATATTAAAACAAACTTTATCACGTTATTTTTTACCACCACAATATGCTTATGAAGGACAAGGTACATTAAATTTAGCTGTTGAACCTATATGTAATTTATCAGGAAAACTTATTATTGTTTCAGGACCTGAAGTTAAAGGTGTACCATCAATGCATGAACTTGTTAATTTATCATGGGGATCATCAAATTTAAGAAGATTATCTTATATGAATGCTTCACAACCATATGATCATGAAGAATTAATTGATTCAAATAGACGTGCTATATGTATGGTTATACCTGATCCTGATCCCGATTTAAAAAATAATAATCCTACAATTTTATTTGGTTATGGATGTCAATGGATTATGATGAATTATGGATCATTAGATTCTATGATGTAAATTTATATAGGAAAATTTCAACAAGGTAGTATTTTATTAAAACCAAAACATTTGCGTTATAAACCATTAACATATAAAAAACCTGTTTTACCACCACCTGAACATTCATTTCAACCTATGGCGGCATCATCTCCGATATATGATACAAATTCAAAAACTGGTGACAAGTCAATAATTTTTTAGTGTGTATTAAATAAAAAAATGGTTAATAAATGGATTGTTCATGTAAAAAAAACAATGCGTCAAATGAAATCTAAAGGCACATACAAAAAAGGTATGGGTCTTAAACAAGTTATTAAAGAAGCTAAGAAAACATGGAAAAAACATGGTGGAGGTCCAGATGGTGTTGAAGAGACCCCTGTAGTAGAAGAAGGTGGACGTCGTCATCGTAGAACACAGAAAAAACGTAGACATCATTAAACTATGGGAAATTTTTTAGAAGAATAAAAAGATTCGTTATAAGATAAAAATGGGAGGAGGACTTTTACAATTAGTAGCATATGGTGCTCAAGATGCATACCTTTCTGGAAATCCACAAATTACATTTTGGAAAGGTTTGTATAAACGTCATACAAATTTTGCTATGGAATCATTTCGTGTAAATTTTAATGGTCAACCTTTATGGGGATCAAAACAATCAGCTATTGTAAATAGATATGCTGATTTATTATATTCAACTTATATTGAAATTGAACTTCCTACTAAAGATACAGGTGGAATAACTGCAGCAAAATGGAATCATGGTGGAATATCCGGAGATCAAACATATTTTGAACCTATAACACTTGGTTACAATTTAATTGATCGTGTAGAATTAGATATTGGCGGACAAATTGTTGATAGATTATATTCTGAATTTATGGTTTTATGGTCTGAATTAACTAAAGATCTAACCAAATCAGCTAATTTAGGACAACTTTTAAGTAATGAAAAATATAATAATAATAGATTATCATTTAGTGCTAATCAAGGATGTGTCAGTGGAAATGGTCGTGAATCTTTACCGAATGTTTTATATATTCCATTATTATTCTTTTATACAAAAAATCCAGGTGTAGCATTACCATTAATTGCTTTACAATATCATGAAGTTAAAATTAATGTTATATGGCGTGATTCTGTATTTGTAGCTGGTGATTTTACTAATGTTAGTACATTACCACAACCTACAACTGCATGTTTATATATTGATTATGTATATTTAGATACAGATGAAAGAAGAAGATTTGCACAACAATCACATGAATATTTAATTGAACAAGTACAATTTAATGAAGATGTTGGTATTTCATCAGCATCAAGACGTATTGATTTAACATTTAATCATCCTGTAAAAGAACTTTTATGGGTTGTTCAACCTTCATGTTATACTGATTGTAAAGCTAGTCCGCCAACAAATTTATATAAAAGACCTGTAGATAGATTATTACCATTTGTTTATGATCAAGCAGCAGTATATAGTCAACATTTACAAATTAATGGACAAGATCGTATGGAAGCAAGATATGGTGATTATTTTAATAAAGTACAACCTTATCAACATCATACTGGTGCCTTTTTAAATAAACCCGGTGCATATTGTTATTCATTTGCGTTAAAACCTGAAGAACACCAACCATCAGGAACATGTAACTTTTCAAGAATTGATACGGCTACAATTGTTTTAAATATGGATGGAGCAGTTGATGTAGATCGTTCAAAAGGAGATACATGGGATATGAGAGTATATGCTATAAATTATAATATTTTACGTGTAATGTCAGGTATGGGTGGATTAGCATTTTCTAACTAATTTCTCTCGTTAATATATTAATAATGAAAACAAAAAGAAGAATAGGTGGTGTAAGTAATTGTGGACCATCTAAACCAATAAAAAATATTTTAGATAAATTTGCTAAATATTGGTGGGAAAATTTAAATATGGATGTATGGCATTCTACTTCACAAACTGGTTATTATTTTTCTGATAGAAAACATAATGATAAGCCTTGTTTTATGTCCGAAACACACGTTCATATTTGGAAAATGACTATAACAAAAAATAAAGTTAATGTTTTTTGGGCTAAAAAAATTAATAATGTACATGTATCTGCTGGAACAGCAATAGTAAATAAATCAGGTCTTGTATCATGGTTAAAAAATAAAATTAATGAAATTATTAAAGATAAACATTGTGTTGATGCTTTACAAATTGCCGCAAAAAACCCTAAAATTTTCTTAACAAAACCTGAACTTAAAACACTTATGTTAGATCTTAAAAAGGAATCTTCTTAGATAAAAATAAAAATGCCTTCTAAAACTTTAAAAAGAGGATCAAGAAGACAAGTATGGAATGGTAAAGCTGAAATGACAGCTGGAGGTTTAAAAAAAGATGATTTAACTAAAAATCAAAGAGGACGTATTGTTTCAGTAAAAAAATGTCAAACAATGAAAAAAACTTATAAAGGTTCAGATGATGAAGAAGAACAACCTAAAGGATTTTGGAATAAATTATTTGATTCTGAATAAGTAAAAAATGGTTTTAAG